ATGTCGAGTGCAGCGATCGTCTTCTTGAATCGCTTCCCGATCTGATCACTCGGATGATAATCAGCAGCTGGCCCGCCGTGAAGGATCGGCACCCGCTCGAGAGGCACCATGACGTAGAAGTCATCGTTGAAGTACACGCATTCGTCTGCGATGTCTGGATCGTGAAGTGCCCCCTTGAGATTTGCCTCAATTGAGTCGAACTTACTCCGAGAGAGTCGGGGGACTGGCGCATGTACGACGTTCTTCACCCAGGTGGGGCACGAACCGCCGATGATGACTCGACGATGCGGCAGATTCCCGAGTGAGCGGAGTGAGTATCTCAGCGCGTTATTCCGCTCGCCAGGCTTGACGACGTACACGATGTCTGGCAGGTCGTCCACCATGACATTGTACCATAACCCTATTGGCGGGTGCCCCCGCTCGCGAAGGGACACCCGCCGGAGGGTCAGGCGGCGAAGCCTGACGCCGGTTCAGCTACTGCCAACGAGCGGCAGGCAGCCGCAGAACGCATCTGGCGCCGGGATGGACGTCCACTGCAGATGCGCGTGCGCGTCGCTGGGAAGCGGATCGATCAGCGGGCCGGCGACATTCGCGACGTCCTGCGCGACGACATCGTACGGGCCGGAGAGCCAGGCACCGTTACCCTTGGTGTAGCCGGCGACAGTAAAGTTGATCGCGTCGTTGGCGATGGTGAAGTCGCCAAGCGGTCCCGCGATGACGTACGGGAAGAGGACGTATCCGAGGCTATCGACCGGATTGACCGAGTCAGGCGGGCAGTCAACGCCGGGAACACCCATCCAAACCTCAAGCGCGTACCCGCCAACCTTGACGCCTTCGAGCGTTTGGAAGCCGACAATGGTCAACCCGTCGTAGTCGTAGACGGGGTTGGAGTGCGTCACGAGACTCATCAGCGACGGATCGACTTCGCAGAATTCGATCGAGAGCGTGTGGTTGGTGAAGACATCCGGCGCCCGGAGCTGGTAACACAGCTCGCCTGCGGCGTTCAACGGTCGGATGCTCGTTCCAGTGATGGTCTCACTGCCGACCGAGACTTGGACGAATCCGCTCGATACGACACGAGCGCAGTCATCGTCCTCGATCGGGGCACCGCAGGCATCGACTGCAGTGACTCTGAGGCGACGGCCCTGGGCGAAGGGGAAACACTGTGCGGGCATGTCAGGAGCCTCCGGTGCATACTGTAACGGGGAAGGTTACGGTCAGGTTCAGGCAGGGATCGAACACGGCAAGCGCCAATCTCTGCGCGTACGCGGCGTCTGTGTTCTGGCGCCACTTCATCGGCGGAAGACCGGTGACACCATCAACGAGGGGGTAAGCAGTAGTGACACCAGCGAATACCGGTCCGGTCGCCCAGAGACTCACCTCATCGACTTCCGGCACGGGATAACCAGGACTGATGATGATCGGAATTCTAGCAGGACTGAGTCCATTGTCGTCGATGAGGTCCTGCGAACGAAGGTAGGCAGCTGCCCGGAATGGTACATGAATGACGGCGTCCGCTCCGAAACCGACATCAGCGATTGCCTGCTCGAGACATGACATCGCGTCAACAGCCGCAGTGCCAGCCGTGATCAGATCAGCATCGGCTAGTGCCGGGTTGGTAGTGCCAGCACCCGTCGCGAGCAGACGCCCTAGTGCCCACTCAGTTGTGGACTCGAGACGATCGGCCGCGATGTCGGTATGACCCAACTTCGACAGCGTGGAACACGCCGATGACTGCTGGACGAAGATCGGCTCGAAGAAGACGCCTTCTCCAGGACGAATTTCAGTCCGGTCGGTGACGACACAGGGAAGATGGAACTCGGGCTCTTGGCACCCTGTACCGAGGAACCCGACACCATTCTCCCAGCCGTCCGGGAGCGGAAGGGCCTGGGCGAGAATTCCGCCAGGCAAGCGCCTTCCGCTGCCGAGATCGACCGGCTCATGAAGCATCGTCATGCGGACTCGTCACATCCGGGGGCGTTCATGCAGATCCCGACGGGGATGTTCAGTCGCTTGGCGTTGCATCCGCGAGCGAGGACTGCACCGAAGTCTTCGGCGAAGGCACCGACGGCGTTCTGACGGGCGAGGTCCATGTCGCGGATCTCAACGCCCATATTGAAGCCGCCGCCCTCGAGGTATGAGTAGTACCCCTCGGGTGCGAGGATCGTGCTGGCCAGCGCCGGATAGTCGGCCAGGGGACCGTCTTCCTGCACTCCTGGCTCGATCGGATCGGTGTCGATCGACCAGGTGAGGTTGGTGTTGGCCTGGGCAGCGACCGACGCGATCATGCTGTCGACGACCGTGGGGTCCTGAACGTCGACGAGGCGCCGGTTGATCAGGTCGTTGTGGATTGCTCCACGCATCCAGCCGGGGAGCCACTGGTGAAGTTGGACGTCGGTGTAGCGCTGATCCTGACGGATGGTGTCCGAAGCGAGGCGAAGGCCGGTTGCCCAAGTCGTGAAGACCGAACCGGTCGCCTCGACGGTGTGCGTGGAGCTGACACCAGCGATCATCTGCGTCCAGGTCTTCAACTCGGCAAGCCGAGCCTGCAGGGCGAGGGTCGCCTGCAGGATTGCCACCCACTGTTCGGTGGCGAAGCGCCGCTGGAACTCACCGATGGTCAGGCACCGGTAGATCGCGTCGACGATGGTCGTGTCCGCCTCCGGACATTCGATGAAGGCGCATTCCTTCCACGTCTCGGGATCTTCCGGATCGACGGCTTCGTCCTGCGAGCAGAGCCACGTCCAGACGCCGTCATCCGGGAGACAAACGGCCGGGAAGTAGGTGACCGCTCCGGTGCTCTGGACGCCGATGGTCGGGAGTGAGTTGCGAATCGGCGTATCCGTCGAACTCAGAACGTTCTGCGAACGGATGGGCGTCGGAAGCGAGCAACAACCGCCAGCAGCAGCAACGGCCTCCGGGCCAGTAAGGCTGTCGAGGAGTCGAGTGTTCCCTTCGGGCGTACCGGGCAGGATGAAACCCTCATCCATGTGATTCTCGAACTGGATGATCTCGGTTCGACCCTTCGACGGCGAACGGACGAAGCGCCGGAATGCATCCGCCGCTTCGTAAAGGGTCGGGGCTGTGGTGACCTCGTGCCCAAGGATGTAGATCGAAGCACCGCCAGCACCGGCTGCGATCGCCTCAGGTGCGGGGGCCGGCGGGCGGACCCGAACTCGAGCGGCGGCTTCGCGGAGTGACAGCGTCCGAGCGGCGGGCGTCCGAGCGACTGCGGCGGCGACCGGAATCTGCTCAGGCTCGGCACCGACGGCGGGCGGAGGGAGTTCGACGACGGGCGCGACTTCACCTTCGACGGGCGGAACTTCTTCCGCCTCTTCACCTTCGACAGGCGGAACCTCTTCAGGCTCTTCCGGCGCATCCGGATCCTCGACCTCGGCGACGAGTTCGGCGACCTGCTCCGCGAGAGCGGCGGCCTCGGCCTCGGCCTCGGTGAGGGCAGTGCCCGCCGAACTGAACGCGGAGCGGAGTGTGGTCAGGACCTCGAGGTCCGGAGTCTCACTCCGCGCCTCGGCGTGAATCGCCCTGGCGAGTTCGGTCCGAGCGGTCGTCAACTCGTCGATCGTTGGGCGATTGTCGCCGCCGATCCTTTCGATGATCGCGAGAATCGCTTCGAGGTCCATTTGATCCGTCTCCTCAGTCGCTGTAGTTCTGTGGGTGCCGCGCTATGCGCTGCGGCCCTCCGACTGCGCTATGCGACTGCGCGGTGGACCTATCTGGTGCGGACTGTAGCAGGCCGCTGTGCCTTTGTAAACCTCAGTCGGAATTCGATGGGTTCTTGAACAACTTCGGCTTGGTGGCAGAATCGTTGCCGTCGAGTGCCTTCTTGAACTCATTGACGACGGTAGCAGATGCTCCGTACGTGAGACCGATGAACAGCAATGACAGCCCGCTAGCGGCATTGAAGGGGACGTCGGTGCCTGGAATTGGGATACCGCTGAAGTCGGTCTCGGCGAACAGGAACACGCCGATTACGCCGGCAGCCCACACCGACAACTGAGTCAGTGCACTACCCCATTGAGTGTTCTTGAGGTAGGCGAAGAAGTTGATGACGGTGATGATCAGCGACGTAAGAAGCGCTGCTGGGAGGATTACTTCCAATGGATTCTCCTAACGTAAGGTGCAATTACTCTTGCACTTCTTGCGACCGCAGGTGCGCAGCGTACATCTCTCCGAGAGCGAACTCCATACGGCGAAGTCGCTCACCGACGTCATCGCTCACGAGTTCAGCATCATGCCAAGTGCCACATCCCTCGCCGACGACAGATGCTGATGCAGCCAGGCCGCCCGTGTATTCCTGGTACGTCATCCAGCCCTTCGGGAATCCGCCGACATTCACGGCTGGCAAACCGACGAGCGTCGCACGACTCCGTGTCCCGTTGACCGGATACTCCCAGTGTCCCGAAACATCACTTGCTTCAAAGGCGTAGATCTGTTCCTTTGTCGCACCAGGCCGGATCATTCCCGAGAACCATACCCCGTAGCGGTCCAGGCCAACCCGAACATCCGCAACTGCGTGTCCAGTGTTGTCATAGAACTGAGTCGCCTCGAGGACGCCGATCCCGGTCTGACAGTGACCACCACTGACGCAAATCACGCCAGTACGAAGGCCGCCGGCAGCAGGTGCCCGCCCGCGCATGAATCCTTGGAGATCGCCATCAGGCGGGTTGACGCACTTATCAGGGCGCCCCCGGAGGCAGATGCCCTGCGGTGTGATGTGTCCATACGCGTGACTGTCGTCAGTCACCGTCGTCGGGCAGCTCCAGATGCTCCGGTCCGGGTCGTACCGCAGGCGTGCGTCAGTCGTGAAATCGCCAAACTTCGGGTCCTGGAACATCCACTCATGACCGGTCCAGTCACCCGACATCGCCGATGCAGCAATGGCGCCTGTCGCGATAGCGAGTTCGCCCGACGCGGCGAGACCGAATCGTTCACCGTCGACCATGCAGATCGCGGCAGTGTCGACGATCGCGAGATGCCGGACCCGAGCGGACGTCGTAACGTACAGGACGTCATCCGCTGCGAATCGGGCCACCACAATCCGTTCACCGTCACTAGATTCCTCGAGCTGCGGCGGATCGATGCTCGCTTCCTGGACTGCACCAACCTCGATGAGTTCGCGCTTGACTCGTACCTCGACGTCTTCGCTATCCAAGCGGAGTGACACGCCGACGGCACCCTGCTCGAGGACCTCACGTGCCCGATCGACCAGTGCTTGAAACTCTTCAACGTCGCTGTCCTCGACGTATCCGTCACCCCAGATCACGCCATTGGACCGGCGGGTGATGCTCTCAATGGCACCGAGTACAGACCCGGAGTGATCGCCATCTTCAGAATCCCAGACGATCGGAACCGGCAACACGCCGTCCCACGTGAGCGAATTGTGCTCAAGCAGACGACCATCTCCGGTCGGTTCACCTTCGACCGCTAGCGGCCCTGCAACGGGTGTCCGTCTCCGTACCATCAGATCTCCTCTAACTCGACCGGGGACACTAGCACTGTTTCGGCGATCACATCCACCATCTCATCCGGCACCGGAGGCAGCGGCCACGAGCAGCAGGTAGCAAGGCACCAATCTGTGAATCGATCAGCAAGTAATTGACGACTTACTGAATTTGGATGTCCTTGTCCCAACCACCAATCTGCGAGTTGATCAGTTGCGGGATGAATTGCAGCACGAAGATCGATACCGAGACTTGCGAGTCGATCCACACCGAGCAAACTTGGGAGCCGACCGTTCGATACGGATTCAGGGTCAATCTCTAACGGAGGTTCGATACCGGCGCCATTGAGTCGTCCGAGTCGGGTCCGGGCAGCAGCACCGACTCGAGAAACGGCGGTCCGGGCTGCCATGGAAACAGCGGCCCGGAGAGCCTCAGTTGCTCCATCCGACAGAACTGAACCAGACGCTCGAACAGGCTCATTGCCGGCAACCTCACTGGGGTCAAGTTCTCGGGCGGCACCTGGGTTACTTCCCTTCCGGAGGAGGACGATCCGGTCGAGGTCTTCTTGAGTGGCGGCATCTTCTTCCTGGATGCCTGAAACTCGACGGACGAATGCGGCATTGACGAGTCCGCGGTCGTAGAGATCCTTCGCATCGGCGACACTGTGCCGACGAGCGAGAAGTTCAGTGGCATCCGGATTCACCATGACGCGCTTGTCGTCAAACTCTTCCGCGAGGATCATCTTCAGTGCTCGCGCGTAGATACGCCCGACGAGTTTAGCGATCGGCTCGAGGTGGCTACGGTACGTCGACTCTTCGACTTGGAATGCGACGGCTCGGTTCGTCGCGGTCATACCGAGCAGAATCTCGGGTGCGATCGGGAACCCCCAGGCGAGGCGTTGGATGAGGAATCGCATCTTGTCGTCGAGTCGCTCATCGAATCCGTCTGTCGGTGGACGTGTCCATTGAACTGCTCGAGCACCATTTGACAGCGCACCGGTCATCATCTCGAATGGACCACGGAGAAGGATTGGGGATGCGCTACTTCGCCGCGGGTCGACGATTTGCGCATTGATCGCTTCCTCAAGGCTAGCTGAGAAATCACCACCCGGCGTTGAAAGATCAAACTCATTCGCGACGGTCAGAATCCCCATCTGCGCGATTCGACTACGGTTCTGACTGTACGCGAGGTCCTGAACCTGCTCAATCTCTTCGAGCACATCGATGACACCACGGAGTGGCGGGTCAGCGACCGTCGGCTTGGCCGGGTGGGGCCAGATAGCGCGAAGGTTGAGATCCGCTCCCTCAAGCAACTCTTTCCGGTGGTCGTCAACGACGCTGACCGGAAGCCAGAGCGCATCGGGGTCACCGGCGAATACCGGACCGGCCAATGCCTCAAATCCGGGCTTGCCGGACAAAGTCTCGAGCGCCGCTTCGGTCATTGCAACGTAGTTGAGTTCGCCGGCAACGATCAGGTTGGTCGTGATGTTGATCGTCGACTCGTTGTTCGCGACTTTGAGCATGAGCTCGTCGGATTCAGCCTGGTCAAGCGTCTTTCCGTCAATCGCGACGTCCCAATGGATGCGGCCGATCTGTTCAGAGATCCAGCCCATGACAGAGCGGACTTCGCCGATCGCGCCCTGATTCGCGCGAAGTCCGGCTGAGTTCGTTCCGTCTGGGGCGCCGTAGTACCGCCATGCCTTGGCTTGCCATCCCAGATTGGCGGTAGCGATTGCGCCGCCCTGACCGAGGAGTACTGCGCCTGCTGCACTGACCATCAGAGGTCAGCTTCCGAGCAATTGACGACGAGTCGTATGTCATCTGCAGCGATGACGCCCGCAGTTCCATAGAACTTCACGATGTACGGGCCGTCGTCTGTGAATGGCGTCGGGAAAGTGAATGTCCACGTCCCGACAGTCGGATTCTCGAGATCTGTTTCGTCGTACTCATCGATGGTGGTCCCATCCGGGTTGCGAACTCGAACGAGGATACTCGTCGGGTCTGCCGGATTCCCATCGATATCCGTGAAGAGTCCTGTGACAGTCGGTTGATCGCCGACGTCATACTCTGCTGGAACACTCGATGTGGACAGTACCACGCGAGCGGAATCTACCACGAGAACGACATCTGGGCTACTGACGCTGAGAATGACATCACCGATTTGGTCAATACCACCAACCTGCACTGCGACGCCGATGAGAGTGAGGATAGCAACTGGGACATTGAATGTCGCGACGCCGCCACCCGTAAGTTGCAGCGGTACAGGCGTAAGAGTGAGGATCGCTGCCGGAATAACGACGACGACGCCAGCAGCACCGACCTCAACGAGTGGCACCAATCCAGACAGAACGATCGTTGCTGGCGGAATTGCCAGCGCTGCGGTACCAACTCCAACAACGGTGGGCGTTACGGCGGATAATGTCAACACCGCAACAGGGATGACGATTGTTACTGCCGCACCTGCGATAGCAGGCGGTACACCCGACAACGTCAGGACAGCCGGCGAAATGGCAAATTGAACATTACCCGCTCCAACCAACGTCGGAGCGACGCCCGAGAGTGTGAGAGTCGCAGGTGGGATGGCGAAGAATTGCGGGCCGCCTTCAGCCGCCACCGACGGTGCGACACCCTGAATGGTAACAACGCCTGTTGGAATCGTAATGAGCGCAGCACCAGTCGCGTCGACATCTGGTGAGAGTCCTGACAGCGTAAGAATAGCTGGCGGGACAACGAGTGTCGCTACACTCGAGCCGGCAAGCGTAGGCGCGACACCGCTGAGTGTGAGCACGCCGACCGGGACGGCGACCCCTCCGACGCCTGTCCCGGTCAGCGCTGGTGCGATTCCGGACAGCGTCAGCACTGCCGTTGGAATCACTACGGGAGCGGCGCCCGCTGGGGCAACGGACGGCGCAATCCCCGAAAGAGTCAATATGGCGGTTGGAATCTCGATGTTGGTAGCGGCCTCAACGAGCAGTATCCAGTCGCCGTCACCGTCAGAGTTGGTACCAAGCGA